GTTTGGAATGCATTTAATTCGGAACCATTCGGGAGGCTTGGTCTTGGAGGACCCATCTGCACTCTGGAGGAGATTTGATCTCCCTCTCTTAATTGAGAAAACCAGAGTTGGGTTTTTTCCAAAAGTGACCCCTTACCGATTGGCAGAATACCGAACGATCGGTCCTTTTTACGAGAAAAAGCACGGAGGAAGTTCTCAAACCCACTGGAACAATAGCTACAGTCTGGACGGCCATGGGCCTCCAATCTGTTCGCCAAATTTTTCCGATTACCGAAATTTGGGACAACAAATCCCTACGTTCGGTGATCTTTGTTTAAGAGTCCGTGAGGAGCTCGGCAGGAAGTTTGACTTCCACCGCCGAACCTTTCACGAGTCTTGGACTCAGTGGGTTCACTCCTTCAAAGTGGATTACCGGAAACTCTCTGAGGGCCCTTTATGGGATCCGCTCATTGAGAGTGTGGATCCTAACATATGCGATCATTGTGATTCTATATGTTTGGATTTTCCGGTGCATCCCCCTTTGGAGAGACCGAGAGTGAAGGCACACGCAATCCCTGAGCCTTTGAAGGTCCGGATGATAACTTTAGGGGAGGTGGATACAAAAGTACTCCAACCTTTCCAGAAAGCTCTCTGGACCGGCTTAGGGAAGTGCCCTCAGTTTTGTCTCACCAATGGTGTGAAGGATCTTGAGGACTTCGAAGAGGATACTCTTCCTTGGATACACCGTATTGAGAAGTGTATCCAACGGATAAGAGAGAGAGGGGATCTTTTTGAGGATAATCCTGTCTGGTTGAGCGGCGATTATACAGCCGCTACCGATAATTTTCCCATGTGGGCTACTCATGCCCTCTGGGAAGGTTTGTTGGAGTGTATCGACCACGAACCCACGAAAGAGTGGGCTCGTTGGGAGATTAGCTCCCACACTATTGATTATCCTGGTTGTACCGGGATTCAAACCTCGGGACAACTAATGGGATCCTTACTCTCTTTTCCTCTTCTGTGCTTGCTCAATGATTTTGTGATGCAAGAAAGTGGGTTTCACCCAGGATCATATTTGGTGAATGGAGACGATGTCGTTGCGCGTTCCTCTTTAGACAAGATTGACCGTTGGAGAGCATTAGCTCCCCGTGTTGGCCTTTCCTTGTCCTTGGGTAAGAATTTTATCGATCCAGATTTTTGTACGGTCAACTCCCAATTGTTTTTTAAGGGTGAAGTCCTACACACTGGAAAGGTGTCTCTCGCGCGACGATGGGGTACAACTATCGATTATTGTTACTCCGAAGCTCAGTTCTACTGGGGTGCGACCCCCGAACTGATGGAGAACTTTCTCTCTCGTAATTGGAGAGAGTTGAGTTGTACACCCCGGAGTCTCCATTATTCGAAGGATCATGGAGGTCTGGGTCTTGTTGATGTTCGTAGTCAACTAGGAATCCAAGTGGACCAACGCCTTGCGAAAGAAGTGTATCTTTTCGATGCGATCTCTCGTTTTGGCAAGGTTCACCGGGTTTCCGGGGCACCCTTCTCATTTGTTGGTTTCCCCCTTTTGAGGGGTGAGACCAGCAAATCTGTAGAAGGTACGCCTGACTCTCATCACGTTTTTCAGAGATTTCTCAGCCTCGGTGCACTGGAAAGTGAGCCGTTGGAAAAATTTTCTGATTTGACCCATAAGACCCTGATGGGCTGGAGAAAACGGTTCTTGGAAAG